TTTTAGCCAAGCGCTAAGGTCTAATCTAGCGTGATTCTTTACTTCAATGGTTACTCCATTGACACCTGCTACATCACCTCTATCAAGGTGTGCTCCTGCTAGTCTGCGTTCTGCATATGGAAATCCATTTGCTTTTAGCCAGTTAACTACTGGTATTTCTCCACCTTGTGTACCTTTGCGTTTGGCTGCGCTACTCATAATACTTCCTGTTGTGTATATCTAATCGGTGCATCATCAAGATACATTGAATCTGGATTGAAAGCAAGACTGACATAGTTGCTACCTGTCTGGTCTGCTCGTCCGTATCTATTCTTAACTGGGGCTACACAAAGATAGGTATCATCTCCTTGTTTCATCTGACCAATGGTAAGAATCATGGCAGGAATCTGATTGACTAAACCTTGAATAGCATTACGTGGTTGACAAGGATAACCTTCAAAGCCTTCTTTAGTATGGTGCAATACAAGCACTGCTGCATTGGTATCTCTTGCAAGATACTTTAACTCTTTCATTGCAGCACGCATACCCTGGAATTCTTCGTGTCCATCCATTGCAATATCCATTAAATTATCTACAACAATAAGTGTAGGAGACTTGCCCCAAACTGTTTCGAATGCAGATACTTCTTCATCTAAGTCTTTAAGTGTAGGACTAGATTCAAATGACCAGAACAAGTGATTGTTCATCTGCAGAATTTCGTGTGCTTTTTCTGGCTCACGTTTGAGCAACTGCTCTGCTGCTGCTTGTGTCATTCTGCCTGTCATAGCGATAAGTCGCATAGCCATAGTGTGAGCATTAGTATCTGCGCTGAAATAGAGTGTTGGATATTGTGCTTTTGCAGCGAGTGCTAATGCTACTGATGACTTACCTGCACCTGGAGTGCCTGCGACTAGTGTAACTTCTGCACGGCGCAAGATAATTCCTGCCCGTTCAAAAGCCGCAAAAGCGGGTGGCAATGGTTCGCCACCCACTTCTGCTTTCTTAACGGAACGTCTAAGAGTTTTCAATTACATTCCTCACAATGACATTTGTTGCAGTTTGGTTCTTTGCATTCGTCCCAACCTATCTGCTCTGTCATTACTTAATTTGTTCTGGTACGAATGTATTCCACTCAAGGTCAGTAACCTTGATGTAATGATTCTTGCACTTATCGAATGCACCCTTTGGTGCTGGGCAGAAGTAACCCTTGTATGGTTTACCATCTTTACCCATTCCCTGAATTGGAGTCATACGTCCGTGTGGGCAATTGCGTCCACCACCAAGTGATGGTGCTGCCTGTGCGGCTGCTGCTGCATGGAATTGCTGTGCTGCAACTGGTGCAACATTAGAGTCTTCTGTATGAATAACTTGTGCGCCTAACTGCGCTGCTAGATTTGCAGTTACTGCTGCTGCTGATGAGCCTTTGATACCTGCTTCTAGTTCTTGTGTTGCTGAAATAATTGCTGCTAATCCATTAGCAACAATCTGGTCTAGTTCATCTCCATGTTCTGCACGAACTGTTACTAATGAACCTGCTGCTGTCTTTACTGTGATACTGATTGGAGCCTCTGAGTGAGACATGTTTCTCCTATTCGAATGGGGTGGTAAGACCTTTTTGGTCTCGCCATTTTCTTACTTTCATTGCATGCTGTACGCCTTTCCATCCTTCTTGGATGTCAATCCATACTAACTTGCAACTTCCTGTACCTGCAGGCAAGTGAATGATGATGGCTTTATCTTGGTTGATTTCTCCCCAAGTTCCGCGACTTGCCGTAGCAGGATAATACGGCAAGGCGCGAGAGTAAATAGCCAACTGCATTGCGATATTACTTGGATGGTCTATTCGACCTGTCTTTATATCTGCAATAAATTGCTCGCCCTTATACTCAACAATTCTATCTGGAGTTCCTGCTATCTTAAACTTATCAAGAACTGCAAACTGTTCTATCTGAACTTTGTTGAGAATACTAGTTGTTGCTTCATACGCTTTAATATCTTGCAGCCATTGGTCTGGAACTACACCTAAGTCCTGACCTAAATCTAATCTTTCTGTATATGCATGGATTGCAGTACCAATATTGGCAGCACGGCTAGCGCCTGCTACTTCCATTGCTTCTTCAATGTATGCATTGATTGCCATCTTATCTTCGCCTGCTGCTGCAATTGATAACAAGATGTCTGGTCTGGTTGTTAAACCTATTGCTGCCATTCGCATTTTCCAGGCTGTTAATGCACTGGCATCATCTAAACTATTAGCAATAGTTGTTGCTCTAGTATAAGCAACTTCTTTACCACCATTTGGTGGCATAATTAAAGGTCTACCGTATCTATCTCTTTTGATTTCTGTTGCTGCCATAACCGTCCCATTCTTTGTTGGCAGAATAAGTATACCATGAATTTAAAATAAAGTCCCGTGTTCGCAGATGGCGGGACCACCCATCCTGGAGGCAAGCACTGTAGCCACATCAGTGCTCCTGCGTAGTAGCCTAGGACAAAAGGATTAAAACCTAGGCAAGATTAGCGTTCGTAGATATGTTCAACATTAACATTATCAACGGTAACTGTAAACATTCCAACGTCTACTTGTAATTCATCTTCAATTGCCTGAGTAACATCATCTTCATCTGATGCTTCAATATCATCTACTGTTATTGTAATGGTTACTGTTGCACTATATATATTATTTAGTTTATCTGCACCAATCTCATCAAGCATCTCATTGATATCAGATACATCTGCAGTTAACTCTTCATCACCTGATGAATGACGTTCATTAAAGAACTCATAGACTGTTCTACGTATATTGGCTACTTGTTTAAATGAATCTGACATTTCTTTATGGGCTACATCTATATCAGACTTACGTGCTTCTGCACGTTTGATATATTCTGTTAAAGAATCCTGTGTGAAGTTGTATGTATTTCCATCTACTGTTATTACTACTGGGTAACTTGTATCCACTTTACTTCTCCTTTTGAATAGTGAATGTAAACCGTGCTGAACCCATTGGTTCATCATGGGACCAACGCCTTGCTGTTAAGTTGTCTCTGTCTTGATAGAACTCGATACGATAATCGGTTCGTTCTAATCTAATAGTATCTAGAATTGTATTAGCATCACACTTAGCATAGCCAGTATCGCCAGTCCAATTCATACCTTTGCCCTGGACTAGAACTGTTGCACCTGATGGCGCATCATTCTCTCCAAGCCAATTGATTATCAGATGATGTAGATTTTCTTTTGAATCATCATAGCAACCCCAACAATCATCTGCTGGATTGCCATCATAATCCATGCATATACAATGACTTGCAACTTCAACTGTGTTTATCATGCTGTAATGCCAAGCAATTCTAAACCACGATATTTGATATTGTCATTGCGTTGAGCAAGAGCAGCGACTGCTGCTGTCTTGCTGGAGTTATGGTCTGTATATTCCACAACTGCATGCCACAAGCCAAAGGCTGTGCCATGAATGTTAGCCTGAGTTTCAGACTGTTCATAGATATTAAGGGCTGTCTGCCGTGCCTTTAGGGCACGGGTCTTGGCTGTCTTTTCACCTTTAGTCAGTAGGTCATGTGGAGTGTTTTCAATTTTTGAAGGTAACGCCCAAACACGTTTGAAATATTCCACTGCTTGCTGCCTACTTACTTCTTTCTTTTGCAAGTAACCAGCAATGGTTTCATATTCTTCAATAGAATCATATGAAATTTGTAGGATGTTTCGGATATCACCAGAAGATAACTGACTATTAATTGTATGAGGCAATCTGTATTGCATCTTACTTTTACGTCTGAGTAATCCGTTAATCTGATTCATGCAGAACAATCGTTCAATGACTGGTCTGATAGTAACTGAACCTGAACCATCATGGGTAGTTCTGGCTAGTAGGAATGCAGCATGCGGGTCGCCTGCTACATTAACTTCTTTAGGCAAGGACATTAACATCCATACCTTTGCACCGCCATCGTATTCTCCTGCTGCTGCATAGCGTGCTTCGCCTGAATCTACGATTGCATCCAGAGATGAAAAGATTTCATTATTCTGGAATATCTTATACTTGTTTCCAACTACACCTACGACTGATGATTCTCCAAGCGGAGTAGTTTTAACTATCGCTTTACGGATATCAACTGGCAGAATTTTTGTAGCCAATCCTGCATCTGTCATGATTGGGTAATCTGCATGCATATCATGCATGGATACTGTCCAGTCAAGTCCTGCTTGTCTGGCTGCATCACTGGCTGATGTTGCTTCTACTGCTGTGCCTGCTTTAACCCAGGCTGCTAGTGGTTTAGTTGTCATGCTTACTCCTGTTCGAAAATAACTGCTTTAACTTTTGGATGTAGTTCGCCTGCCATGGTCTGCATATTTTCTGGTGAAAATACTGGATACACACGGCTTAGTAATTGAGCCAATGAATAGTCAGGATTATGGTCAAGCACTTCTTTAACCATCTCTGCTGCTTCTTCTTGCTTATCATCACGGTAGTAGTAAGTTGATAGCACGGTTACAACTGGATAGGCATAGTCTTTTTTGACTGCACCACTTACAATTTCTAACCAAGCACCAACTGCATTTGATTCATACTCAGTAAATGCACCAAGTAAGAAGTCACGGAACTGAACATCTTTGCATGCTGTGATTGCAACACGAGCAATATGTTCTGCACTAGGTATAACACCATTGACTACGCCTTCAAGAACTGTAGGAATTTCTGCAATTACTTCACGTGCAACTGCATGGTTATCATCAGAGATTTCTAGTGTTGATTCTATTGTCTCGATTTCATCTGAGACTTTGTTGCGTAGCAACTTTACGTCTGCTGCTGTTATCATTTTATATATTTCCTTTTGTTTGTAGGGATTTTTATTGAGCAGTTTAAAGTCATACTCAGGACTTGTGCTGCCTAGGCGAGTTGCAAGGCAGAACTTTAGTACCATCCTTCGCTTCGCCAATGAGCCCAAGCAATTGATGGTTTCTCGTAGCGGTGCTGGATGTAAGCCAAGCCCCGCTCAACCTGACGCGGGGCTGGCGTATCAGGGTGTGTGTTTAGTATCTGTGCTACACCGAATGCTGTTGATGTAGGGTTATCTGCTGCTGGATTCCAGGCAGATTCTTTGCCCCATAATTTTGCCAATGCTTTGTATTCAGATGAGTTCCAGTACGGGTACTCGGTTCTCATAATCATCTTTGCATACTCTTTCAGACGTGCTTTGGTCCAGACATACTCGTCCATCTCGCAGACTTCTCTGACTGTTGATACGAATGGTGCTGGCTTGCTCGGTGCAAAGAGCGACCATAATGCTAGATACCAACTGGTAGCAACGATTAATACTTTCTTCATCTAACCTTCCAATCTTTGTAGCCATACTGAAATTAAAATTAGTTTCAGTTGGGGTAGAAGCATGAGTTATCTGAGTAGATATCATTCGTCTAGTGTATCACGTTCATGTCTATCAGTGCATTCGCATTCTTCTTGACCGCAGATATCGCACTCGTTATCTACTGGTTCAAAGTTCCAGTCTGGATTACTCATCACGTTGTTCCATTAAATACTTTAGTTCTACCTGTGTCTGATTAATTAGAGATGCTAGTAACATATCACTAATCTGTTTAGCATACTTAGCAGCCAAATCTTTATCTTCTAATTCTGATATTAGATACTTTAATTTGTCCATGTTCTTTTGCAATCCTGTCTGGCAGGTACGCATAACAAGGCTGGCTTTATCTGCTTCTTCTAGTGAGATAGAAACATCTACAATTAAATCTTCTATATCTTGGTTGTCCATGTTACCTTCAACTCCCTTTTGTTTTCTGGTTCTTTATCTCTTAAATAGCATTGATGTAGTATCTGTAAGTCACGCATTGATATGCGTGGTAGTGCATGGCGCATGATATAGACTGGGTCCATACCATCTCGCAGCATTATCTCTAACTGTGCCCACTTACCATCCATAGTTGCTTTCACTGGTTGTTCTCCCTTGCGACTAGGATTTCTCTCTCGTCTATATCAGATGCAGATGATGGTCTGCCTGCTGAGTTTAGTTCAACGCCACGATTAAGGCAATAGGCTCTGTATAAATCTTTATATTCTTGGTTATATTTTTTGGCTAGGAATAAACGGGCATAGGTAACTGCTTGCCCTTTAATTCTGGCTTGTTCTTTTTTGTCCATTAGATTCTACCTTCCATTACTAGTCCATCTAAGAAATCATATGCAGTATTTAAACCTTTAATAATATCTTGATTAGAATTATTATCTGGTATGTATGGTATTGCTAAACGAATAGACGCAAGCATATTAACTACATCTGTATCTGTGTATCCCATTAGGCTCATCTTATCTCCACTATTTCAAATGAATACAAGTCTTCATCACATGCAGGACATTGTGCTTCATAACCTTTTGTTACTTCTTGATATGATATTACTTCACCACATCTGGTATGTATTCCTTTACTCATTTGCAACTCTCTTCATCTAGCCACCATTCTAGGAATAAACCATCATGGTCATCTTCATTCCATTCGGATGCCCAATCTGGTTCTCCGTCATACCAATCTAGTTCGTAGCCATTACCTTCTTGCCATGATAGACGGCATCTGAACTCGTTGCCGTCTTCATCTTTGATAGTAATTCTACGAACCCAACCTAACACTTCTTCATCTGTTGTAGTTACTTTGAAACTCATAGGTTTACTGTCCATCTTGGTTTGTCAATATATTCTTTTAGGTCATGTAGTAATTCATTGACTGCTAATAATGCTAAGCAATCACGTCTGTCATCTGTGTTTTCATATGCATTCATAACTGCGCCTTGCATTTCAGATAACATTTCTTCTGAGTAATGGAAGTTCATATCAACTCCTAATTATCCGTTGGTAGTGCGGCTAGT